TTCCTGTTGGTGGCACCGGAGTCAACATCCGTACCGCCGGTCCAATCACCGAGCGGATTGATTTCGGCATCCGGAAAGACGTCACGCAGATTGACGGTCTTGGCGTTGCTCTGGCAGAGGATCAGACGGTCGCCGTCCAGAATGTATTTGCCGTCGCTGCCGTAGGTTTCATAGAGCTGCTTGGCGATGGCGGTGAGCTTTTTCTGCTCGTCAGTCACCGGGACGCCTTTGAAGATGCCGTTGTCGCCGCAGTGGATGCCGTCGATCTGGTTGTCGGCCAGATGCTTGTCCTGCGAAACCTCACGGTAGTCCACCAGCAGGTTCCCGGCTATACGGGAAACGGCAGTCTCTACCTCATCAGGGGCGAGGGCCACCGAGGTTTCGCTGATAATATGGCAGATGCCGTGACCGATCAGGACCTCGACGGCAATCTTCGGATTATTCTCTTTTTGATACGCAAGGTCGACAAGAGCACTGGCGATGCGGTCGGCCACCTTGTCGGGATGCGCCGGGTTTACTTTTTCAAACATATCAGTTTCCTTTCCGAGCGGTGAGCAGCCGCTCCATCAAATCATCTTGTGGATTTCTGCCGCCGTACTCCACGGCACAGTTTTCTTTCACGATCTGGTAAATCTGATACCAGACCTGATTGACCTGCTTCATATAGGTCTGGCTCATCGCCACATACGGTGAAGCGATGGCATTGCCGGTGGTGGGATGCTTGGCCAGAAAGCCGAACTCGGAGATCGCTTCCTCACACTGAATCCATCGGGAGACTGACATGGCGTACTGCTCGATCAGCTGGTTGTTTACTAACATTTCACAGCCACGAGCCTTGAGCCAGTTCCAAGTATCCCGGTAGACCTCTTCGGCACACAGGTCTTTGCCGTTCTTCTGAGCGGCTTTTAAGTATTCTTTGACCGAAGGAACAACCGCTCCTTCGATTTCTGCCGGTTCTGGGAGCACCATCGCACCATTTAACCTTCCGTCAGCGATTTTATCTGTCAGGGCCTTGGATTTTCTTCCGGCACCGACACGCTGACCGCCTCTCATAGTTCCGTCTTTTGCCACACATTTCACCTCGCTTTCCGGGCTGGGGGTTAATACCCCGTTTGATTTCTGATTTTTGCGCTCGTGACCCCACACCGCTGTCCGGGTAGAAAGGTCGTAGAGATTTGACCCGCCCCACGGTCACCGGTCACCGAGCTCGTGATGGATCTTCGTGTGACACGACTGGCACAGGCTCATCAGGTTGCTGGCATCGTGGGTGCCGCCTTGGGAAATAGGAAGAATATGATGAACTTACTCGACCGATGTTAACCGACCTTCCTTAAGGCACTGCTCACACAGAGGGTGGGCCGCTGCATACCTGTCACGGATACGCTTCCAAGCCCTGCCGTATTTGCGGTTGACGTCCGGGCTGCGCTCATACTTGTTGTACCGATCCCGGTCCAGCTTCTCGTGCTCCTGGCAGAAGCGTCTATCAGTAAGCCTTGGACAGCCGGGGTAAGCGCAGGGTTTCTTTGGACTCCTTGGCACATAATCACCTCGCTTTCCGGGCATAACAAAAGCCCTGCGGGAGAGGGGCTCCCACAAGGCTTCCGTAGGTTTTACTTTGTCCATCATAATACTGTCATAAGAGGCGACTCTCAATCTCTCTCATTTACTCTCATGATGGCGGCCACACAGGAAAGCGCCGTATCGTGCATCCGGTAAATGTGCTGGATGCTGTAATGCATCTCAACCGCAATCTTCTCCCACGAGAGGAAGCACAGATACCGCTTCTCCAGCAGGGTTTGCAGTTCAACATCCGAAACGGCCCGGATTGTGGCCATGATTTCCTTCTTCAATTCCACCAGATCCTCGACGTCGTGTTTCAGGCTTTCCTCAACCTCGATAATCTTCAAAACGGCCCGTTCTATTTTGGAGCCGCCACGATTTGGGTTTCTGGGCATGTCGCTGTAAACGACGGTGCAGGATGTGGCAAGCTCATTTAAAGACTCGATCTGCTGGAGCTTGGATTTAATCCGCATATCCAGCGTCCGGGTCTGTGACAGATATTCTTTAGCGGTCATTTCGCTTCTCCTTCTGTAGCTCTTTTATGAGGAATTCCGGATCGACTTTTGACAGGACACCGAACCAGCCGGAACGGAAGAATCGCTCTATTTCCTGAAGCTGCTGTTCGTCGTCGGTTAGCCGGTAATCCTTGGCCGCCTGCAGAATGATGGCGTTTGCCAGATTCTCGTATGGGTTCAAAGTCGCACCTCCGAATTTGTGATCACTCGGATTGGCGTAGATTGTCGAATATTGTCATTAGATTTTCAGATTTGCCTTGACCGCAGCGATCAGAGCCGACTGCGTTTTGTCTTTGGCCTTAAGTGCCCGGAGAATCTGCTCATCAATAGTGCCGTCCGTCACGATATGCTGAACGACCACAGTTTAAGAGCCTTGCTATGGTCTGGGAATAGAGCTCCAAGGACCATGTGAGGCCGAACCAGACGATGGTGTTGCCGCCGGTCTGAAGATTGAGGCCGTGTCCCGCAGAAGCCGGGTGAATCAGGGCTACCGGGATTTCGCCGTTGTTCCATCTGTGGATACTGTCGGCTTTGTCCAGCTTGGAAAACGGAATATGGCGATCATGCAGCCGTTTCATGATCCGCTCCAGATCATGCTGGTACCAATAGGCCACCAGAAGAGGCTTGCCGTTTGCCGACTCGATAATGTCCTCCAGAGCGTCCAGCTTCTGCTCGTGAATGGGGACCGTATTCCCGGCATCGTCGTAAATGGCACCATTGGCCATCTGGGAGAGCTTGCCGGAGAGGGCTGCGGCATTGGCAGCGGATATTTCACCATCGGGCAGGTCCAGAATGAACTGTTTTTTCATCTCGTCGTATGCGTCCTGCTCATCGGGGCTGAGATAGACCTTGTATTCGCTCGATATGAGTTCCGGCATCTTCAGGTGGTCCGTGGATTTCATCGAAATGGTGATATCCGAGATTTTCCGGTATATGGCTTGCTCGGCACCGGGTTTCGGACGGTAGCTGTAAACGATCTGGCCGTTCATGGCGTCCGGCACGAAATACTCCTGTCGATAATAGGTGATAAACCGACCGAGGCGTTTTCCCATGTCGATGACCTTGAACTCTGCCCACAGATCCATCAGTCCGTTGCTGGCCGGAGTGCCGGTGAGCCCAACGACACGCTTGATTCTGGGCCGTACCTGCATCAGAGCCTTGAAGCGTTTTGACTGGTGGTTTTTGAAGGAAGAAAGCTCGTCCACTACGATCATGTCGTAGTCAAACGGGAGCTTGCTTTTCTCAATGAGCCACTGGACGTTCTCACGGTTGATGATGTAGATATCAGCTTTCTTCGTCAGGGCCGCTTTTCGCTCAGCCTCGCTACCGACCGCCACCGAATAGTTCAGGTGGTGAAGCTGGTCCCACTTTTGAAGCTCTGCGCTCCAAGTGTCACGAGCTACTCGAAGTGGAGCGATGACCAGCACCTTGTGAACCTCGAAGCTGTCGAATAGTAGGTCCGCAATAGCGGTCAGTGTGATGCTCGTTTTGCCAAGGCCCATGTCCAGCAGTACGGCTGCGAAGGGATGGTCTTCGATGTAGTTGATGGCGTACCTCTGGTACTCATGCGGTTCGTATTTCATCAAGTATCCCTCCAATCTGCTCCGGGTCATCAAGGACATACACCTTGAAGCCCAGCCGCCGCAGTAATCCGTGTCTGGCTACCTGCAAAGGTCTCGGTTCCTTGCCCGGTGCCTTGACCTCCACGAAGCCGATCTTGCCTCCGGGCAGCAGCACCAGTCGATCCGGCATCCCGTCAAATCCGGGACTCACCAGTTTCGGCGCCAGTCAGCCGCAGCGCTCTCGCGCCTTGACTAAGTGTTGTTCTATGGTTTTCTCTCGCATAATGTTCCTCCATCAGGGATTAGAGTGGGTGGAGTGCAGGTCGTGTACCTTATTTCCGTAACTTTTCTTATATGTTGTTTTTTCAATGCTATAGGAATAGTTAAGGAAGAGACTATCACGACCTGCACTTTTGCCTTTACTCCAAGAAATCAGACTTAAGCTGCAAGCCGGAAATCATGACTCCGGCATTGGTTTTGCGCCGCACGAAACCAGCCGTTTCCAAGGCAGCGTAAAAATCGGTCGTGCTGCGAATATAGTCGCCCACCTGCATACAGTAGCTGCGGTATGCGGTGTAGAACTCGCCGGATTTGGCCTTGGCGTCCGGATCAATCACGCAGCATTCTTCAAAGAACTGCGAGAGCCAGTCGTTATTCTCCCTGTACTTACGGGTGGCTTCTTCAACCACAGCCGGTTTGACAACGTGGTAGTCCCGCTCAATCACACGCTTGGCACCAGCCATGATCCATTTGAGAATGGCACCACCGGCCTTCGCATAGAGGTAGTCGGCATAGTTCTTGATGTCCGACGAGCCTTCGATCTTGGCGTTGAACGGGATCACGATTAACCTGCGCCACGTTCCGGCATCAAGCGCACCGACCTTCGGCAGGTGGTTCGTGTAAAGCACAAGGGTGTGGCTTGGCACGAAGCTGAACGGGTCCTTGTACTTTTTCTCTGCATAGATCTCGTCCGTAGAACTGAGCTGCTTGACGTTGGCGGTGGAAAGGCGCATTCCTTCCTCCAGCTCGGCTGCGATAATGAGCCGCTTGCCCTTGGCCTCGGCCAGCTCCGGCTTCACGTTTCGCTTGCATCCGACGGTCAAGGTATCTGCGGACATATTGCCGCTATAGGTACCTAGCACACGAGAGAGCGTATTCCAGAAGGTGGATTTACCGTTGCGGCCCTCGCCATAAGCGATGATCAAGGCCTCGACGCAGACCTTTCCGATAGCGGACAAACCGGCGACGTCCTGAACATAATTGATGAGCTCGCTGTCGCCGCAGAAGAAGGTATCCAGAGCGTCCTGCCAGATTTCAATGCCCTCGTCAGACGGGTCCACGCTCGTCTGCTTTGTGAGGTAGTCCGTGGGTGTGTGCTCGTGAGCCGAGGCGGGACCGATGCGAAGGTCATAGGTTGCTGACGGGGTATTGAGCAGAAACTCATCTGCATCAAGCTGCCGCTGGTCAATCTCAACCATCGGATGTGCTTCCTTTAAGGCAGCGGAGATGTATTTGGAATCCCTACGCTTGATGGCATAGTTGCGGTAGGTCGTGGCGTTCTGATACTTCTGGAAGGAACGAGCCTGTTCTGAGCTGAAAGCCATAGACGCTTTCTTCGGACCCATCGAGGCCAGCAGCTCCCATGCACCGTTCTTCATCATCTCATCGGTGGCCTTCTTGATTTCGGTTTCGGCCTCCTCAAGCTGGCGACACGGCCTGTGCCTTGGGCTTGGACTCCTCCCAGAAGCGACCGTTGTAGACAAGGTAGTCGGTCGAGGGCGAATAGCGGAGCTTGTTTTCATATTCCCGTGCCAGAACCGTGGCCTGTCCGACATCGGAATAGTCGGTGGGCTTGAGCTGCAGGTCCTGATTGTATTGCTCCGGAGGAATGTATCCTTCCTGTGCGGAGACCCTTTCATAGAACCGCTGTGCGCTACGCCAGATGCTGTCGAGCTCCGACTGCTCCAAAGGCGGCTGACAGCAAGCGGCCACTTCCGCAAAGTGCTTATGCGCCTCATCGGTATTGCCGAAGCGTTTCAGGATGCGTCCGGCATAATGGGACATAGTGGCGTTGCGGCTGCCTTCAGGAATAACGATGTCGCCATAGCTGCCGGAATCCATGTTGGCGTCAAAATCGTCGTCAGCAAGAAAGGTGGTCAGCGTCATCGGGCCGTCGAAGATCTCGACCTTCGGCTTCTGGGTCCCGAAGAAGAACCGAGCGGCATCGAGGGCCTTGGTGTCGAAGTACGGGAAGATGCTGTTGACCAGTTTTTTCATCTCGCTGTACTGACCGGGATCGGTGATCCGGTCGATGGCGAAGAAGACGTGGAACTTCGGCCTCGGAGCCTTGTCGCCCTTTTGTTTCATGTGATTGCGGCTGTAATGGACCGCAAAAGCCACACCGGGGAAAGTGTTAGCAATGTCAGAGGGATAGACCCATTCTTCCGGATCGTCGCTGTGGTCGTTATCGCAATCAACCGGCAAGCAGTCGGAACCGATGAAGTTCTCGTTGCTGCGGTAATTGCCCTGATACTCGGCGCACACATAATCGTTGGTGACTGCCTGAAGCAAAGCGTCCCTGCCGGTGACCTCGACCTTATGCGGGTAGGTGCAGTTACCGGGGATCTCCAGACAGTCGGCATGGTACAAAGTGAATTTCATTGTGTTACCTCCTCGCAGGTCTCGCTGAAGTAGCGGATTCGGTGTCCTTTCCAAGTTGCTCTCTTGATCTCGGCCTCCATGCCCTCGGAGATTCGGTCACCGAAGACCCACATTTCGGCACATTTACTCAGGATGGCATTCCCGAAAAACAGACCAAGCTCACGTTCCTTGGGCTTGTTGTCGTCAAGGAACTGCGGAAACAGCAGGTGCGGTGCGATGGGAATGTATCCGGCCTCTACCGCAAAACGGCTGTAGCGTCTGGCGGCAGCGGTGTTGCTTTCGACATCTCCGGCATACGGACTGCAGATATACACGATGGGCCTGAATGCCCGGAGAGCTTTTTCTTCTTTTTCAATGGCACAGAAGGCTCCGAATGCTGTGGGATCGGCATAGCCCTCTGCGTTTTTGTATTCGGCCATGATAGGCACCTCCAATCTAAAGTTCTCATTACCCACTGGAGGGTTTAGTGGTATTTGAACAAATCAGAATCAGTCTTTTTTATAAAACATGGTCTCATAGCCATCGGCACGGAGCTTGAGCCCGTTTGCACACGGCGGTGTCCGGCCCATCTGCTCACAGAGAACCTTCAGGTTGACGCCGGGGCTGGCTTCGATGACCAGCTCGTCGTGAATGTGCATGGTAATGAAGCAGTGCGACAAGGTCCGCATGGCGTAGCAGAGAATGTCACGGGAGGTGGCTTGGACGATGTTCTCCACGAGCTTCGGCCCGTAGGTCTCCAGCCGCTCCCATTTCTTTGTGCCGCCGATGCCCTCGTAAGTGATACACTCGCTGCCGAACTGATTTGTACCGAGCTTGGGTTTCACATACGAGAGGCGTCTGCCGGACGGGAGTGTAATGAAGAGCATCCCGCTCTGGTAGCAGAACTTGATGCCGCAGACCTCGCCGTCCATGTGATACTTCACGACATTCATAGCTGCCCGGTCGATATCCCACCAGAACCTCACAATGTTCTGGTTCGAGTTGCGCCAAGCAGTGACCAGCGGCTGAAGCTCGTCTTCCGAAAGGCCCATCTCCAAGGCTTCCATCGCTTTGAGAGCTCCGACAGAGCCGCCATAGCCGAGGGCGAGTTCAGCGATTTTGCCTTTTTGCCGCAGGTGGCCGTTCACGCCGTGCTTTTCAACAGGGACCTTGAACATCTGCGATGCGGAAGCGCAGTAGATGTCGCCGCCTTTTTCAAAGACCTCCTGACGCCAGATTTCACCGGCAAACCACGCCAGCACTCTGGCCTCGATTGCAGAGAAGTCAGAGACAATAAACTTATATCCGGGTTTCGGCACAAAGGCGGTGCGGATCAGCTGCGAGAGCGTATCCGGCACATCTTCGTAGAGAAGTTCCACGCCTTCAAAGTCGCCGCAACGGACAAGACCACGGGCTTCCGCTAGATCCGGGAGATGGTTCTGGGGCAGGTTCTGCATCTGGATAATGCGTCCGGCCCAACGACCGGTCCTGTTGGCACCGTAGAACTGAAACATTCCACGAGCACGACCATCGGCGCAGACTGCCTTTTCCATCGCCTGATATTTCTTGACGGACGACTTGGCCAGCTGCTGCCGGAGAAGGAGAACCTTCTGCAGCTCTGCCGGAGCGGTCTTGAGCATTTCAGCGACTTCCTTCTTGCCGAGAGAATCCACCTCCAGACCGTTGTCCGAAAGCCACTGTTTCATCTGCTGCACGGAGTTGGGATTGTCCAAAGCGGTCAGCTTCTTCATGGCAGCAGTGAGATCCGCACGGGAGCGGGTGTCCATAGCAATGGCTTGATGCACCAGCTCCATATCAAGGGCGACGCCTCTGTCGTTGATTTCCTGATCGAGGTGATACTGCTCCCAGACCATTTCCGACACTGGAAACTTGGCGAGCTTTTCCTGAATGGACATCTCGACCTCGACATCACGGATGTTGTACCGTTTGAAGGCAGCCCATTTGTCCGGAGCGTTTTCCGGCAGGTTGCGGGTTCGACCACCATTGGCCTTTGTCGGCGCACAGGGCTGGCAGAAATACTTGATGAGCTCTTTGCCTTCGGTCAATTTCTGCTTTCCGAGGCCCAGAACGGCACCGACACCTTCCAGCGACAGTGGCAAGCCCATGTAAGCGGACCAGATCATGGTGCATTTCCATGAGGCCGGATCGAGGTAGTTGCCGACGGTGTCTTCCGGGATGCTGTAGTAGGCGTTATCAAAACCGCCATGATCCCGGAGCCAGCGGGAAAGGCATATCCTCTCGAACTGAGCGTTGAAGGCCCACTTCGTCACATCATCGTTTGTCAGTGCAGCGATGACCTCCGGCGGGATCTTCTCGCCACAGGCCAGATCGACCACCTGCACAGGGCCGCCGTCCGTGGAATACCCGAAGAGAAGAATATCGAAATCTGTCGCCTCGGTGTATTTGTAGACGCCGCATTTGGCAAGGTCCACGCTGCTGTAGGTTTCAATATCGATACTGAGTGTTTTCATATACATAGGTCCTTTCCGTAGCCTGAAAGGGTGGCAGGATTGCTCCCACCACCCGCAGGCCGGAGATTACTTCTGTTCGAGTTCCTTCATTCGGGCTTCGTGGTACTCGACTTCACGAATGGCACGTTCTCGTTCAAGCTGCTGACGCTCGGCTTCCCATTTGGCGTTACGGGCTTCACGCTCAGCCTCAAGAGCAGCATTACGCTTCTCACGCTTGCGGTCGTCGATGGTGTCAATGATGGACCTGACGATCCAGAACACGGCCAGAACCAGATAGAGGGACAGAAGCAGGATGCAAAGAATCGTAGTAGAGTTCATGGTACGTACCTCCTTAAGACAGGAAATCTTCATCCGCATCGGTGGAGAAGTCAGACGCTGCGCTGGACTTGCCGCCGAGGGGTTCGCCGTCACGGATCTTCTGCAGGTTGTTGAGCCCACAGGCTATGCCCTTGTTGCCATTGGAGTTGAAAGCGTAGAAGTTGATGCTGGCACGACCGTACAAGCCGGAGTAAACCTCGGAGCGGGTCAGGATCGGATTGCAGTCAGCGTCTACGATTCCGGGAGCCGTAGCGGAGTTGGCATTGATGAAGTAGCTGCCAGCATAAGCCGGATCATCCGGACGCTCGGTGTCGCCGTCACGGAGAGGCGTCTTGATAGCGGTGAGAGGCGGTACGGTGCGACCGTTGCCCTTGAGCTTGGCCTGACCTTCCTCATAGGCCGCCTGAATCGCCGCCTTGATCTTCTGAACGGTCACGGTGTCAGTCTTCGGAATGATGAGGCTGACGCTGAACTTCGGGGTGCCGCCGTTGATGGACTTGGCCTCCCAGACATTGGCATAGGACCAACGGGTGTCCTTGCCGGTGATAACCTTCATGGGGTTTGCGAGTTTAGTAGAATTTGACATATTAGTTGTCCTCCTTGAAATCATCGATAATGGTTGTCATTGCCGGTCTCTTATCGCTGTCCGGCACCAGCGTGGGTTTTCCTTGAGGCTTGGTGATCAGGCCTCCAAGAATGTCGTTGAACTGTTTCTTTCCGAGAAGCGAGGTCATGGCGGTGACGCCGAGAATCTTGTGTTCGTAGGGATCGTACCCGGCAGCGGCCACGGCTGCGATGACGGCATTCTTGTCTGTGTACTTGCGGTTGGAGCGGCCTTCGACCAGCTTGTAGCCAGACCACTGTTTGCCGCTGATGGCTGCCTGAAGCGCATAGTCCTTGATGTCGGAAGCCCAAGCGATCAGCTCGTCGATTCGACCGAGGATTTCTTCGACTTCTTCGTCCGTCAACAGAGGCGGCTGCCTGAACTCGAACTTGGCAAGCTCCATGTTGGCGTTGGCTCTTTCACGGCAGTCAGCTTTGGCCTTGCAGAACTGGCACCATTCGCCGCAGTGGTATTCACCGTCTCCGTTAAAGGCAAGCTCTGCAGTCGGGGCCAGAACCTGATCGGCCCACTCGTAGAGTTCGTCCTTTGGAATGGTGAAGGTGCTGACGTTGGAGCGTCGGGGCTGGTAGATGGTCATGCTGACGGTGTCGATGTCGTAGATGCAGTCGAACAGTTCCAGCGCACCGAGGGCGTACAGCTTCATCTGCGGGTTGTCGTCAGCCTCGACCAGAACGCCTCTGCCGTGCTTGTAGTCCACGATGTGGAGCGTCCCGTCTCCGATAATGACGCAGTCGCCGGTGCCGAAGCCCTCCTCGACATACTTGGAGTAGTCGAGCCGCTGTTCGATCAGGACCACGGGGTCCGGGCAGGTCTTCTTGGCTTCTTCAACCAGCTCCATCACGAAGGCCACATAGCCGTTGGCGCATTCCTCCATTTCGGAGTTGTACCAAGTGAGGTCTTCGGTCGGGTCTTTTGCTTCCAGACCGAGTGCCGTCCGGAGCTTGAACTCACAAAGAGCGTGGGCGTCGGTACCTTCGGCTGCGAAATCGCTGCCTTTGTCGTCGTAGCCTTCACAGAGCCTTGCCGAAGGTGGGCAGTTGAGCCACCTGTGCGAAGACGATGCAGAGAGAAGTGCGTGCTTAGGCATTTCCGAGCACCTCCGCATCCGCCACCAGAGCCTTGTAACTTGCCGGGTCAACCTCGGAGAGCTTCTTGGCACCGTACTTCAGGAGAAGGTCACGGATCTGAGCGGTGAAGCCATCACGGGACTTTTCTGCCAGAATCGCTCTGACCTCTTCGAGGGTGAGTGCCTTTTCCGGTTCCGGAGCAGGGGCCGCTTCCTCGGTGCCGCTGAATGCGCCGGTCAGCCAGTTGGCGATGTCGTTAATAGAAGATGCAATATCCCGCAACTCCCTGATGGTCGCTTCCATTTCGCTCATTTTGCTCATCACGTTTTCCTCCTTCCTGAGATTGGCTTGTCTGGTTCAGCTGGATCAGCTTCCTCGCCAGACGTCTTGACACTACGCTGATTGCCGTAAGCACACCGATGAGCTCTTCATCGGTGACGGCTTTGTTGGGTCTGGACTCACTCATTGGCGGTTCCTCCTTTCTGAGGACCTGTGTTGTTTTGCTATCCTCAGTACCCACTGGAGGGAAACCGGTGTTTTGAACGAAAAAAATCTGAAAAATTTTAGACCGCCGCAGAATTGCTTCCACGGCGGCCTTTGTTGGGTATTAGATGAAGTCCTTCAGGGCTTCACGCAGGATGGAGAACACCTTGTTCTTCTGGTAGTTGATGGTCGACTGGCGTTTGCCCATGTATTCTTGGATTATCGTGTTCATCGAAGGTAAGGTGATTGACTTGATCGTGGAAGGTGCTTCTGTCCACAAGACATTGATGATCGTCACGAAAGAGATGGAAACGGTGAAAAATATCATCTTGAATGATATTAATCGTGGAGCTACAATTTTACCGGCTGTCGGTGCTTATAAGGGTGAATCTCGCGAGATTATTTACACGATTTTAACTCGTCGTGAGATGATGATCTTACGTCACAGAATTCGTGAAATTGATCCGGAGGCTTT